CCAATTTTTTTACACAGCCATAATTGGCGATAAGGAGTATATAGCTTCTTTAAATGTTAATAAGGTGATTAGAACCTTAGAAAATGACAAAGCAGGTCTTATTGTCATTCTAGATGATTTCAATGAAAGAGTTACACAACAACCAGATATTGATATCAAGACTAACAAGATGAAGGGATTCAAAAATGTTAGAGAAACAGTTCAATCAGAAATTGAATTGAATGCAGAAGACACAGAAAGATTTATTAAACTATTTGAAATTAAATAATAATGACAACAGAAGAAGAAGATTTTAATGCTAAAGTTTTAGAAGCTGTAACATTGGGAGTAGTTTCAGGAGCATTTTGTGCTCATGAATGCTATAAAAAAGGAGAACCTGTTGATGAATATTTTAAACAAATCGAAGATCTTTTAAAAGAATATAATAAATTAATAAAAAAATAAAACCATGGCAAAATTATTAGGAAATCGTATCTACTTAGAGATACCAAAGAAAGAAGAAAGCAAACTTATTGTAGATAGTAATACAAAAGAAGCTTTAGAAAAAGAAATGATTAACAAAATGAACAAGCTTAAAGTACACACTGTTGGTACAGCAATTATGGATGAAGATCTAGTAGTTGGAGCTTTTGTTCTTGTAGATCCAGCAGCTTTAAAATTAGCTAAAGTGATTCCATTATCAGAAAATGAAGAAGTGTTATTAATCTCTCATTTTGATGTAATTCAAATCTGGTAATATGGAAGTAATTTGGAAAGACATAAATGCTTTTGAAGGTTTATACCAAATAAGTAATTTAGGTAAAGTTAGAAATAGTAAAGGAAAAATTCTTAAAGGATCTGGTGGAAGTACTGGATATATTCATGTTATTCTTGTTAAAAATAAAATAAGAAAAACAGTTGATTTACATAGAGTTACTGCAATTTCATTTTTAACTAATTCTGAAAATTATAATTATGTAAATCACATTGATGGTAATAAGTTAAACAATTGTGTTGAAAATCTAGAATGGTGTACTGCAAGACAAAATACACTACATGCTACTTTATCTGGTTTAAAAAATGATAGAGGAGAAAATAGTTCAAATTCCAAACTAACTTATAACCAAGTATTAGAAATAAAAAATCTTTCTTCCAGGCTCACTAATAATGAGCTTGGGAAAAGATTTGGTGTTTCTGGTTCTTATGTATCATTAATTTTAAATAATAGAAGATGGAATTACCAAAAATCTCAGCAAAATGCATAACTTATGCTCGTGTTGAAACTCTCGAAGAACTAATATATAGTTTTTTAAATCAAGATTATGAAGGATGGTCAGAACTAATTATTGTAAATGATTATCCTTTGCAAACATTAATTTTTGATCACCCAAAAGTTAAAATTTTTAATTTAAAAGAAACATTTTCTACAATTGGTGATAAGGAAAATTTTGCAATTGAACAGTGCAGTGGTGATTTGATAGCAGTTTTTGATGATGATGATGTAGCTTTGTCTAATCACCTATCTAACATAGCTAAGTTTTGGAGACCAGATGCTAATTTATTACATTGGCAGAATGGTGTGTTCTATAATGAACCTAATATAACACAATTAATGGCTCTTGGTAACTCAGGTATTGTGTATAGCAAGAAAGCTTGGGAAGCAATTGGTAAAAGTCCAATAGAGAATGCAGGAGGAGATATGACATTAGTTGTAGCTATTCATAACTTAGGAAGAGATAAAGTGATATTAGCTGATCCTCCTAATGAAGAATGTTCTTGGTTTTATATGTGGGGTGGTAGAGGATATCATCAATCAGGTATGGGAACAGACACTGCAGAAAGACCTAATGTTATAAAAAGACATAGTGATTATATAGAGAACTTAAGACAAAAAGGACAAATTCCTACAGGAGATGTTCAACTTATGCCTCAATGGAATAAAGATTATAAACAAATGTTAAAAGACTATATCAATGCAAATAAATAGTATATCAATAGATTCAACTAAATCTATTACAGACTTATGTCTTCTTGGAGTAAAATATCCAACAGATAAATCTCCGTATAACACTGATAATAATTTACATAAACATGCATATACATCTATCTATAATCTATTATTCTCTAACATTAGATATAACAATCTACGTATAGGAGAATTAGGTATATTAGAGAATCATTCTATGCTTTCTTGGAGAGAATTCTTTCCTAATGCTAAGTTATATGGATTTGAATGGTTTGATGGTAGATTGGACAAAGCAATTGCTGATAATGTTCCAAACTGTACATACAGTAAAATGAATGTTACTAATTCATTGTCTATTGAAGAAGGACTATCTTTTGCAGGAAGTAATTTTGATATACTTATGGATGATTCAACACATGTATTTGAAGATCAAATTAAGTTTATTAATGTAGCATATAAACATTTAAAACCTGGAGGATTTCTAATCATAGAAGATATATTTATTAACGCTAAAGAAGAAGATTATTCAGAAGCAATAGATCATCTGTCAAGTTATTTCTCTTCTGCTACATTTATATTTGCTAATCATGATTTAAAACATTCTCCTAATTGGAACAATGATAAACTACTTGTATTACATAGAAACGATAAGCCATGTTCTTAAACATTATAACCCCTTGTTCTAGACCACAAAACTTAGATGTTATATCTAAGAGTATAAATATCCCTAGAGATCAATATAGATGGATAGTAGTATTTGATCTATTAGAAGCACCAGCTAACATTCCTGATAACTGTGAATGGTATTCTATTAAAGATGTTAATAGTACATCTGGTAATGCACAAAGAAACTTTGCTCTTAATCTTGTTACACATGGTCATATATATTTCAATGATGATGACACTATCATGCAACCTAACTTATGGGATGAAATAAAAGATGAAGATTCTGTAGATTTTATATCTTTCAAACAAGCAGAAAAAAATGGAAGTGTAAGACTAGAAGGACTTAATGTATCTATAGGAACCATAGATAGTCACAATTTTGTTGTATCTACAGAATGTATGGGAGATACGAGATGGGTGCTTAATAGATATGATGCTGATGGAGTATTTGCACGAGAGTGCTTTGAAAAAGCAAAAACTATATTACACATATCCAAAATTCTTTCTGTATATAATTCTCTTAAATAAAAAAAGCTCCTTAATTGGAGCTTTTCTTTTATTTTGATAATGATTTCTTTTTCATTGGTTGCTGAGCAGAAGTTCTTCTGATTTTATCATCCATAGATTTATTTTGTGAGAAGGGTTTATCCTTTTTAGGAATCCCCACCTTTGGAGCTTTTCTTGGTGCTCCACTCTTCTTTGCTTTACCAAATGTTTCTTTACTTGCAGCCATACTTGCATTTTTTTACTGATCCACCAGATTTTAAACCTCTTGAACCAATTTTTTTTATTGTGTTGGAAATAGAAATTTTATTAGCACTATCAGCCATTCTTTTTCTAGAATTCATTGTACTAGTACTATCTTTAGTTTGTTTTGATCTTAGAGCTAATTTTTGTTTTGGATTAGTAGCTTTTTCTAAAACTTTTCCTGCGCTATCTACACGAAATAAATCATTACCACGTACACCAACTTGTTTTGAAGTTTTAACACTTTTTTCATAAGGAGTTACAGTACCATTCTGTGCTTTTTTAATTGTAGTTCCTGATTTAGCTATTACACCACGTCCTTTAAGAACATCAGCTTTAGTTATCTTTCCATCTTTATTAAGATCAGGGAATGATTTACCATTTTTAGCTTTCTTTACAGGACCACCATTCTTTTTAGTATTAAGTCCTTCCCATCTACCTTGTTTTTCAACTTCGCTAATGTCATTTCTAGATTCTTTGTCTTTTTTAATACCTCTAACAAATCCTTTTTTGTATTCAGAGCTATCTTTTTTAGTAGCCACTTCAGTGTAGTCTCTACCTTCAGCTTTACTTTGATTAGCTACACCCATTCTTAAATTCTTATAAGTGGGTTTTTTCACTTTAGTTCCAGATTGAGCTTTTTTAATTGTTGCCATAATTATTTCTTTTTAAGCTTAGTACCAGACTTAGCTAACATACCTTTTTTACCTTCAAATGCATAGATATCTTTACCTTTTTTGGTTTTTATTTCACTATCTACAAATTTAGTTTTAGGTTTAGCTTTAAAAGCAGATTTTGCTGCAAATTCATTTGAAACAAATCCACCCATTTGGTATTTCTTAACTGATTTACCAGATTTAGCACTAGCTGTTTCAACTTTTTTAGGATTACCAGAAGGTAAACCCATTCCAGGTAAAAGTGTATTGATTCTAGCTTTAGAAGCTGGAGCTTTTTTAACTGTTTTACCTACTTGAGCAGTGGCAGTTTCTGTTTTACTTAAATTTTTATACTTCCATTCTTCTGGAGCTTCTTTAAGTTTTTTAGCTGCAGGTTTAACTTTAGCTTTAATTACAGTTTTTTTAACAGCTGCTCCTGTTTGTGCTTTTTTAATTGATATCATTTTATTATTTATTAAAGGGTTTATTTTAACAATTCCACTTACGTAGTGATTTATTGATTCTTGAGTTAGGGTCTTTTGCTGTTTTAGCACTAGTAAGCTTCTTCTTCATACCAGACATTCTTGCACAAAATGATTTCTTTCTAGGACCACCTTGTGGTTGAGGAGCTTTTAGACCAGGTTTACCAGGATTAGCTTTATTGTAAGAAGCTCTTCCTTTAGCATTAAGACCACCAGAAGGATTTTTTCCTTCTTTTCTTTGCCATGCTGCTGTTGCCATTATTTCTTAGCTTTAATTTTACGTTCTTGTTTTAGCATCTCAGCTGTAGGTTTCTTTCCAGATCCTTTATTCTTCCTGATATTATCCCATAATCCTCTTTTAGAGAATGAACCATCAGCACGTTTAATCATTGCACCAGTCTTAGCTTTCTTACTATTCATTATAGATTGCTCATTTTTTAATTTACCTTTTAAATAATTTGTATTAGACTTAAACTTTTTTTCTTCAAGTTTAAACATAGCATTATCAAGAGAATCCTTACTTTTTTTTATTTTATCAAATAAAGGTTTTGGATCAGAATACTGTGATGTTCCATTTTGTGCTTTTTTAAGAATTGTTCCATTCTTAGACTTATTTAATCCTGTACAAAATCCACCTTTACAAGGAGATTTTAAACCAGAACCAGAATAATTATCTCCGCCACTAGGACCTTGATCAGGCTTTCTAGCATTCTTGGTTTGCCAATTAGAAAGTTCTTCTTTTGTCATTCCTTTAGCTCTAGCATTTCTTTCAAATATAGAATCTTTCTTTCTAATTATATCTGCACGTTTAATTGCAGTGATAGAATCTAGTTTTCTTCTTGCTTCTTGTTGAGGAGTGAGTTTAGGTGAAATAGTAGTTTCTGAAGTTACAGTGGAACCATATGCAGCTTTCTTAATTTTACCTCCAGCTTTCAATGTACTTCCTTTAAACTTACCTGTCTTCTTAATAAGAGGACCATTAGGAACAGGTGTTATCTTACCACCTTTACGTAATACACCAGGGCCTACATAAGCTGTAGCGTTCTGTGGATTTAACTTAGACATTATTTCTTTTTATTAGATTTAGCAATCTTCTTGAAAGTTTTAGCAAGAGTATATCTTTTACTGCCAGGAGGACAAGTTTTACTACCAAGTTTAGGTCCAGTACAAGGTTTGTCTTTACGCATTCCTTTTACTGCTGATTGAATCCACTTTTTATCAGTGGACATTATTTCTTAGACATTTTAACTCCACACTTAGCCATTTTGGTAGCACCAAGTTGTTTGTCTTTGGTAAGAGAAGCTTTTCCCTTAGCACCAGCTAATGTTTTCTTTTGTACCTTTGTGAATGCTCCTTTAGGATCTACAGGACCAACTCTTTTGTTTGATGCTTTAAGTCCAGATAAAGATCCACCATTTTTCAAACGATAGCCATTTTTATCATAACCAGATTTTCCTTTATTACCTTGTCTATATTCATCTTTTAAAGCTCCAAGAGCACCTTTTAAATCTTTTGAACCTCCTTTAAAATCTCCTTTTGAATTTTTATTTTTCATAGAACGAGACAAATCATCAGCTTTCTTACTAAAGTAAACTGTACTATCTTTTGTTTTAGCACCATTTTGTGCTTTTTTAATTGTTGCCATAGCGTTTAAATGTTATATTAGGTTTAACAATAATATCTTTGTGAGTGTATTGCCACATCTCACCTGTTTGATTAATAATAATTGTATAGATGGTATCAGTTTCATAACCATAATCGGTAATAAACATGATTGAGCCATCTCCCTTTGGCGTTATAACATCTATTCTATTCTTTGGTTCATATATTCTCATAGAGAAGAGCTTTTGTTTGAAATCACCTGTTATTCGTCTCCCAACAGGTATGTTAATTATTCTACTACAGTAGCTTCTACTGGAGCTTCTGCTTCTTTAATAATATCAGCTTCAACGCCTTCTATCATTAATTTTTCAATAACCTCGTTAGCTTTCATCATCAATTGAAAACGTGCTGCTTCTTCTGATGATAGATAAGATCTAACTGTGTTAAGAAATAGACCGAAGTCTTGTCCTGAGATAGTGAATGTGTCTTCAGGAGTCCAGGTGTACCTTTTAGCAGGATCATACTGTGCCATAATGTAAATTGTTTAATTGATTTATGTAACAAATGTAAAAAGAATTTGTTACACTTGCAAGTTTTAATATACTTTAGTTAATGTAAAGTTTCTTGATAATATTGAATTACCTCCATTATTTGTATTCCATTGAACAGTGATTACAAGTGTATTGTTAATGGTTGTATCAAATGTAGTGTTATTAACTGTGCTTAATACATATCCTTCAAAATTAGTTCCTGAATTTTTAATATAAGAAAATAATCCTCCAGACGAAAGTGATGCAACACCAGTTCCTCCAATATTTCTTACTGTAAAATACAAATTTATTAACCAAGATTTTGATGTTGCAGATTCCATTGCAATTATACCAGTATCAGCAAGAATAACTCCTGTTAATGTTTTAACACGAACATGTAACGTAGCTGTTCCAACACAAGATATTATACCATCTAAAGAACAAAGAAAAGAATCTCCAATAGAAAATGCATTTGCAGGAACAGATAGTGTACCCACGCCAGTTCCTATTATTGTTGTTTCTACAGCTGTTGCAGTTACAGGTGTGCTATCAGCTGTTTGAGCAAATAAACCGTAAGATGCTGTAGCATTACTCACTCCTGAAGATCCACTTGTACCATTGCTACCATTGATACCAGATGTTCCGTTAGTTCCAGTTAATCCACTAGTGCCAGAAGTACCATTGACTCCCTGAATTCCTTGAATTCCTTGCACACCTTGAATTCCTTGTAAACCACTAGTTCCACTGGTTCCATTAGATCCTGAAAGACCACTTGTACCAGAAGTTCCATTTGTACCATCTCCTCCAGCTGCTCCATTTAGATTTACACTCCATGAGCTGTAAGTACCAAATCCAGTCAACTCAGAAGGAGCTCCAAATACTAGCACTCCTGTTGTAGGATTATATGATGTTATCATTGAAACCTGATGGTTATTAATATCATAAGATATAATAACATCTTGTGCTACTGAATATGCTAAACCTGTACCTATAGTGATAGTTCCACCAGTTCCTAATGTAAATGTAGAAGCTGATGTAGTTTGATATCTGTCTCCAGTTAGTCCTGATGTACCATTAGTACCACTAGAACCTGTAACTCCTTGTACTCCTTGTATTCCCTGTATCCCTTGGATTCCTTGAACACCCTGTTCACCTGATACACCGCTAGTACCACTTGTTCCATTTGTTCCTGATTGACCAGAGAATTGATCAAGGTTTAACCATCCTTTGTAACCATTACAAGGATTGCATGTTTCTTTCCAGAATCCTGGTTTTATAAATGTTGGCATATTAATTTAGATTTATTTCAAATGTTATTACACTTGATGTTTTTATACTCTTGCTCATATCGAGTCTTATATGGAATAGATTACAAAACTTTAGTATCTCTTCTATCACCATATTATTATACTTAGGAAGACTACAAGCTATTCTGAATCTATATGATTCTAAACTCTTTGTTATCTCTAAGCTACATAGTTCATCAACAGAAGATATTACACCTTCCAAGTGTGCAAGAAAAACTTCATCGTTATCTTGCATCACCTTTGGAAAATGTTTTTTGTTTATCTCCATTATGACAATGTTAAACGGTATAATGTTTGAGCTGCTTCTCCACTTAGAGATTGTGCTACGTTTTCAATATCTGGCATATTATTAGCTTGTCCAAAGTCTTGTAATTGTTTAGCAAATGTTACTAACTCTCTTACCACTGTATTAGGCATACCACTTGAGTAATCTTTTAAAGCATCAATTTTGAATGCTTTGATTCTTCTTCCTGAATATCCCATAATCTTTTCTACAATCTCATCTTGGAAATCACCCACTTTATCGTAGATCTTACCTAGAGCTTCATGCTCTGCAAATGATGTAGTTTGAAAATGTAATAAGTGCAATTGTTCGTAAAAATACGAAAGTTTACCAGCTATAGTCTCTAATGTAAGAGAGCTACTTCCTGAACTTTCCATCATTTCATCTGGAAATAGGGATTTTAGTGCCATTGTGTTTAGTTTTTAAGTTATAGTACAAGGTCCTAATGATTCAATTGTTGGTGTAAAATAAAGTGCATTGATTCCACCACCTGAAGCATTAGCATTTGCGCAGAATTGTCTAAAATCTCCAGGATTAAGAAGTCCTTCATTTATTTCTTCATTGTTACAATCTATATATGATAAATATCCTGGAGCATCATCATTGTTAGTAACAAGATACTCAACACAATTTATACCTAGTGTTGTAGTAGTTGTTGTTGTTGGAGCTACAGTAGTTGTTGTAGTTGTTGTTGTATAATTACAACACTCTTTAGCATCTATTTCTTTCCAATTCCCCACCTTCGGTTTAAATGCTTGTACAATTAAACTACTTGATACTACACGTCCTGATCCATCAAAACGTACATAAGCTTTAAGCTTATTATTATTGTTACTTCTTGCCATGATTATCTAGGTGCTGTTGTTGTTGTTGTAGTGGTTGGTGCTACAGATGTTGTACTAGTTGTTGTTGGTGCAGCTGTAGTGGTTGAAGTGGTTGTAGGATTACAGCACTCATATGCTGGAATCTCTTTCCATTTACCAACTTTAGGTTTGTTCTTTCTAAGAATCAAACTTCCTGCAACTATTCGCCCTGAACCATCAAAGCGAACAAATGCTTTTAAAGGCCTTGTATTGATTGTACTCATTTTATTAAATTTTATTTGTTAATATTATTAAACTAATTCGACATATGACCATATAAAATCATTATTAGGTCTTTTTTCTTGTCTACACCACTCACCTACACTTGTAGATGACACATTTTCTTTTGTTCCTGCTTCTTCTAAACAAGAATAAGTAACTAAAAGTACTCTGTCTTTATTATATTTATATACTTTTTTTCTTCTAGGATTAATCCAACCTTTTTCTATTCTCTCTTTACTTTTTAAAGATATGATTTGTTTTGATTCATCACTATGTTTTTTGCCTTTATTTCCAGAAACTTGTCCTAAATGTGAATCAGATAATTTTTTCAAATGTTTATCTGTGTACACATTAACTTTTCCTTTATTCCAAGGAGTTCTTCCAGTAGGTCCTTTCCCACCGTCTGTACTATTCAATATAGTATAATCTTTTTCAGTATAATTAGAAATTAATTCTTTTTCTTGTAAAAAAGCTTCTTCTTCTGTTAAGTTACTTTCAATAACTTTAAACATAACTTTTAATTTCTTTTGTTCTATTACATTATTCATCCAAATATATAATGGAAAATCTTTATATCTTTTGTAAGTTCTACTTATAGAATGTTTATACGCTCTTTGATTGTAATCAGAAGTAACACCTATATAAATATTTTTATCAGCTTCATTTTCAGAGTATATTGTATAAATACAATATGGTTTATCTGGATAATTAAGATTTACTAAACCATTATATTCTTTCATATTAGTATGATAGGTTATATTTGTTTTTAATTTCATTTAATTTAGTTGCATAGAACCATGTGCAATATTTTTTTGATTGTTCATCATTAAGAATAGCATCTAGGTTAGGATCTTTTGTAGGATCAGTTCCCATATGATATTTTCCTTTATAGAAAGCTGGATAGCCATTTCCTGTTTCAGAAACTATTCCTGCATTATGAAAGATTGTATGAGATTGTAATTTAATAAGTGGATCTGTAGCCCATGCAAAGTTTAGTTCAGGTACCACTTTAGTCTCTTGATCTCTCAACCAGATGTTCCAAAGAACAGCCCACATATCAGCACACCAACTTTGGTATCCTGAGTTTTCATCTTTAAAGAATTCTCTATTCACTGTTTGTAAATAACTTCTTATAAGAATACAATCATTCATCACCTTACTCCAGAAGTCACCATCTAAATTCTTTAATAGATATTGTGCTCCTCCTGAATGATCATTATTAGCTTCACAGATTTCTCTGCTTATTCCTACAAC